CCGAAGTCGAGGAGTTGGTCAAACAAGCCTTCGCCGTCGCTGGACGCAGGGCGGATTGGGGAGACTTTCGAAGCGATCGCCGAGGCCATGTCCAACACGCGGGAGTCGGGCAGAGTGACTTGGCGCGGGATGAAAGGATAGTTCGGCCGGGGAAGAGCTTCAATGATGTAAGTCACGTCTATAACCCCAAGCGTGGTGGATGGAGTAGCTCCTTCCAAGGCAAACATGAGTGCGTTGCAGTCGTGTTGGGGAGAGAAACCACCTTGCGGGGGCGTGCTGCCGTTCCAAAGACCGACGTCCGTCATGTTTTGTGGGGCCATGGTCGTAACCGACATGAAAGTATCCTCGGCTGGGTCGCGAGGATACCACACGACTCTACAACCTTTGTCAATCGCCTCGGCGACAGAACAGCGCTTCCAATTCAGGAGGCGCTGCGGAACTGCGGCGACGGCGGACCCGACATAGATGTCGACGGCTGCTGTGGGAGACGTGCCAACACAAATGTCCCCTGTAGCAGTCGACAGTGCCTGGGTGCCGGTGAAGGTGGCCGCCATAGCCACTGGCCTGTACTGACCGAAAGCTGCAGCGAGCTGGGTGTTCTCGGTGTGGGCTGAAGGGGTCGGAGCGGTGAACACACCGGCAGCAGTAGCGTACGAACGGAAGAAATCAGCCAAGAAAGTCGTGACCTGGACCATGCAGCTGCCGCTAGCGTCGCTGACCACGGGAATTCGGGCTCTAGTGCGCGACACGGCAAAAGCGCCAGATCCCCGGGTGGGTACCCCCACTGGCGCGGAAGTGACCTTCTCAGGTTCCAAGAGCTGCTCGATATAGCGAATCGAGTCGCTCTTGGATGAAGAGGCAGGCGGACCGCCGGGTGACCTACCGGAGGATGACTGAGTTTTGTAGGCTGTGGTGGGCACGAAAGCCCGCCCGCCGCCTGTCGAGGCGGCCACAACGGCAGCTTGGCGGGAAACCACGGCGCGTTGGTTTTTCTTGCGAGCGGGATAGGCTGTGCCACCGACGGGCAGCGCAGCTCTATGGGCTCGAGCAGCCTTCTTGCTTAGTTGTTGCTTCTTAGGCATATGAATGTTGTTTTCTTCTTTATTGACTGGAAAAAGTCGCTGGCCGACCTCGGCGACGGCCAGCGCACAACATGCAGGCGCAAGCCGCAAGGAGAAGCAGAAGGGCGTGATTACGGCCCTTATGATGGTGTTGGTTAGAGAAGTATCGGGCTGACCCGTCATTATCGAGCCCTCAAGTCCATAGGAAACCTTGAAACGCGGGTCGCCAGGGAGACGGGCAGCGCTCCAGTACTTCGGTGAATCGTAGAAATCACGAAACACGGGCGGCATAGCAGCAGCAGTGACGTCGGCAAGCTTCAAGATGACGGACCTGTGGGCTTTGTCGTACTCTGACACATCGGTCCCAAGGTACCGAGTGAAAAACTGGCTAAGTTCATCGAACTGACGACCGTGGTCAACCGGATTCATCCCTTTCATCCACATAACTCGAAGGCCTGCGGTGGGGCTCCCATCCAAAACCTTCCCGACGACTTTGGCGCTTGCGCACACGTATGGGCCGAAGAGGACACACAGAAGATCCGAGCAGCAGGATATGCCGCGAGGCTTGGGGTTGCTCTTCATAGCTAACTCGAGCTTGTTGAAAGCCTTCACCGCCCACAACTCGCGATCGCCGCTGCTATCGACTTCGTCAGTGTTGAAGGCTTCAGTCCACAGCGTATCATAAACGGCGCGCAGTTGGGCGCGTCGAGGAGGGGAGAAGTTGGGGCGCTGAACCCAGAGCTCAAACAACTCGGCATGCGACACGAAGGCGATCCCAGCGGAGGCGACGGCGGAACGAAGAGGAGCTACGAACTCGATGAGCTTCAGCTGAAACAGCCTGAAAACCACCTTATCTACAGGAGCACGTGCGGAGCCACGGCGAAGCATAGCGGCCATGACCATGTTATGGATGCATTTCTGATCGGCAGAAGGATCGGTGCCGAAAGAAACGCCAAGCATATCGGGATTGACTTGTGGCTTATCCAAACAAGGGAGTTGAGACACGATCTCCCACACCTGGGTTGGAGTTGGAGGGAAGTCGCCCCTGAGCGCTTTCTTAGTCGGAACAAGAACTTCATCATGGACGACTGAGCCCATATGAGAACAGACGGGAACCCATTCAACGTCGGCAGTCGGGAAGACATCGACGACTATCTGTTTGCCCCAAACAACCGTCAAAGTGAACGTAGGGTCCCAGGCCGCAGGCATGACCCGAGGCACGTCTACGGAACAACACCGAAGCTCGCGCTCAGGCTGACGAGCGAACCGCTGGGTAGGAGAGGTGACGACGTAGTTCCAACCAACGTGTAGACAAGCGGCCGCTGCCAAGGAGTAGCTCGACAACCAGCCCAACACTACGTGGGCAATGAGAGGGACAGGAGTCTTGTAAGCGAAGGCCTCCAACAACCCGACGCAAACCGAAACAGACACGGGCAAGGTGCCAGCGAAAGCGCTCACGAAAGCAGGCAGCCAGCCGAACGACGACATGGCTCGAACGGCCTCTTCCACACAAGCAGAAGCGACCGCGACCGACCTATGCCCGTCTGTGGCGAACTCCCACTCAGTGTCAACAGAAATGATTCGCTGGATGGTGTGATTCTGCAGAACTTCGCCGAGCTGGCAGCCGTGAATGAGTGCTTCTGCTTCCGACACTTCTGCGTCGGTTGTATCGTAATGCGAGTGGAACCAATCAAGGGTGGCTGGCACCATGGCGGGATGAGACAGAATGGGGGCTATCCCCTGGCGGTGAGCTGCTTGACGCATGTCACTCCAGTTGGCCCTCTTGAGAAGAACTCCTGCTACCGGGTTGGTCAAATGGAGCATCCGAGAAACCCACGCTCTAACTACAGGGACAGCGTCGTACCCGGCAGCTCGCATGCAGATTGCAGTGTCCCTGAGTTGTGCTAATCGTAGCCTTTGTGTTGGGAGTACCCTAGTAGTAAACATGCATTTCGAGAGAACCCTACCCGGCATGTTGTAGAAAACTGTTTGTTCTTTACCGTCGACCAACATGGGAATGTAGAACCCGGAGTAGAACGTGGCTTCGTTAATAGGCCCTGCACCAGACTGCGTCAGCGTGTACCCTATGGTTTGCCCAGCAGGGCAGACGTCCAGGTTTGGCTCATCGTGGAAGGTGACTTCGTCGTCGCCGCCGACGATCATAGTGGCCCGCTCAGCTAGAGTGAAGTCTAACACCCACCTCCCAACGCTAATCGGGAGAGTGAACAAAGAAAGGGGATTCAACCCGGGCGTGAAATCATGCCACACCCACCGGCGCTTTATGCCACCATATGCTAGGACAAAGGGCTTGGTTGAATACCTCCATAAAGCAGCTGGGATGAGCAACAAATAATGGTGCAGGCTGAGTAACGAATGGGCTGAAACCGCTATCCACCAAAGCGTGTCCTGAACAGCGGCGCCCCCGAACCTAGCGGCAGCCTGAACACGAAGCCGCAACGTGGGGTGGCTGTCGAGAGCATAATCAGCTCCGGCGCCGCGAAACATCGGATTCATGAGGCCAGGGTGGGAGGTGGAGTGATATGAATACAGCCCGGCAGAAACGGCAGCAAGCAGAGAAACCGTGGTAAGGGCTTGAGCGTCGCTCAGAAAATCCGACCGAAGGTACCAGCACGAACATGCGACTGCCAAAAGCGACAGCTGCAATAGCAAATGCGCGTAGCCGCCTCGACGAGTGATTCTTGAAACGCAGAAAGATACGAACTCCGGAGTGTGTACCATTAAGGCAGCTACGGCCAAAGGATGGTAAGAGGGCGGTATGGCTGAACAGGAACCCACAATGGCTAGCGCTGCGCGCTTGACTGAGGAGTCAGAAGGGTCTCGCGTGTAGGCGATGGCCATCTCGGTCCATGCACCAGCGGGAAGCAACACGGGCCCAACGGGCCCTTCAACTACAACCACAGAGTTGGTGCTAGCCTTGGCGGCCCTGTTCTTGCCAACCCTCTG